CATTGTTTAAAAGCGCTATCTATATCAGGGTAGTACCGGGAGTCAACTGACATAGCTCTTTTTAACAATGCGAATATTGGGTCAAAATTTGAACCATCACAGGATGAAATGTCAAGGTTAAACCTCAACGGTCCATCGAGTGTAGGTATGACAGCTATTGAATCATCGGAAAAGAAGAAGAAGTGAAATGAATGTGGGTTTATTAATTGTGCGAACATTTGTGAGAGTATCTCATGGTCGGGTTTCTTGATGAATCTGGCAGTGGCTCCGTATAAACGGAACTCTTGTTCGAAACTCTCTTTAACCCAATCCATGTAGTATCCAAGAACAGTGGAGCCAGGAGTTGTTAAATCTCCAATAGCTCGAGGATACTTTCCATAGGGCAATAACTCTCCTTTCTTACACTTATAATTTACTGATTTCATTCTCTTCCCACGGTCCCTACCAATTTGACTAATTTGTTCGCGAACCCTACGACGTAGTGAACGTTTCTTGTGTGCTGCATCACACCAGATACTTCTTTCTACATGTGGGTCCTTCTTGTGTTGAACAATATTAATCATATTAATTTGGAACCATTTATTCCATTCCTCTAACTCAACTCTGTACTTATTTATAGCATCGAACTGATTCTTAACCAATAGATCATGATATCCTACTCGTTCAGGTTCACGCACGCATGTGATACGGGTTGCAGCGAGACGTAAACCGTCATTCCGGCAATCAGGCATGATCGAATGGGTTCCAAAATGGGGCCCGAAAACAGTACGATACTCTTTTGATAATATAGAATAATCTGTAGGTGAAAACCGCAGATTATATGTAGTGGTGTCGAAATAGTCTTCGTCCGGGTTCCTGACTATAAATCGGTTGTTAAACATGTACAACTTTTCGACACGTGGAGGGTTGCAATGGGCTCTATATACAAACTTGACAAACACACCCTGACGGGTAGTGTCGTGTCACCACAATAAATCTTCAACACCATTCGACTGCACAATAGTGACAGCCTCATCGTGTTGTCGATGTGTGTGAATGGTCTGCACAGCTGCAGTTACAGTATCCATAAATATTAATCGGTCGTATTTTCCTTCTAGACCTAAGGCAACGAGTTTCTGAGACATGTCGGTGGCGACAAATCTGTTGATGTCTCGTGTAATCTTA